ATTTATTTATTAATAATGACAAAAATATTATAAATAATAAGGAATAATAAGTTCTTCAATAATGAAAGAAATTAGTTTTAAATTTAATACCGATAAATTATGTGAACTTTTTAATATAGAATATATGGGTGTCATACAAGGCACAACCTTATGTGAAACTGAATCATCATGTGCTGGAAAAAAGAACGGCTTTTACGGCAAAACACATACGAAAGAAACTAAAGATATTATATCAGAAAAAATAAAATTTTTATGTGAAAATAATCCAACGTTTGTAGAATCAAGAAAAAATGTTGGTTCTAAAAATGGTATGTATCAATCAAACAGATTTGGCGAGTTAAATCCAATGTATGGAAAGACTCAATTAGAAGACACAAAACAAAAAATAAGTGAAGCAGCCAAAGAAAGATACAAAAACCAACCTCACCCAAGGCTAGGTAGCAAATTATCTGAAGAACAAATATCCAATATTAAAGAAAGAAACAGTAAAGAATATGAATTAATTTCGCCAGAAGGAAAAGTAACTAAAATTAAAAATTTAGAAAATTTTGCCAGAGAAAATAATTTATCTGTAAATTGCTTAAGACATGTAATATCCGGTAGAAACAAATCTCATAAAGGATGGAAAGCAAAATGAAAAAATATTATCAAGGCAAATTTAAACCAAAAAATCCTTCAAAGTATAAAGGCAATCCATGTGAGATATATTACAGGTCTAGCTGGGAAAGAAAGTTTATGGTTTTTTGCGACAACAACGATAGTATTATAGAGTATGCTAGCGAAGAAATCTCAATTCCATATCGGTGTCCTACTGATGGTAAGTTACATAGATACTTCCCAGACTTCTACATCAAAGTTAAATCAAAATCAAATCAAATAAAAAAATATCTCATTGAAGTGAAACCAAAGAAACAAGTTGCTGGCCCAGATAAAAATCCAAAAAGAAAAACTACTGCTTGGAAAAGAGAAGTAATGACCTTTGCTAAGAACAGTGCTAAATGGGAAGCAGCGAAAGAGTTCTGTGAAGATAGGCAAATGAACTTTCTCATCCTAACCGAAGACCACTTAGGAGTATAAAGTGGCAAAGAAAAATAATTTAAAACCAAAAGCATACGCCAAGAATAATATTGATAGATGGTCTCATCTAAATGGTTACGAACTGTCTTCTCTTAAAGAATACACAAGAGACCAGTTACGAGGCATTGCTTCAAGATATGGTATCAAAAATGCTTCTCGTTTATCTGGTGACGAAGTAATAAAACAGATTCAAAACTCAGAAGATTATAAAAAAGCAGGAGAAGAACAAACAAAGTTAACCATATTTGAAAAGGTAAAAAAGGCAACTGGTGGAGAAACAAAGTCAACTGAATGGTATAAAAGAACACTGAAAATATTAAGTAAAGATATAACAAAAGAACCAGCAAGGATGACACAAGAACAGAAGATGGAATCTGTTCAAGCACTTGTCCACCAAGACCAAAATGTTCTAAGGCGTAGAGTATTTCCAGGTCATTTATATTTCTTTGAGTATAAAGCAGAAACTCCAGACCTACCTTACTATGATAAGTATCCTTTGGTATATGTTTTTAAAGTAAGTGGGTCCGAATTTTATGGAGCAAACTTACACTACATTAACTATAAAAAAAGAGAAATAGTTATTAAAAAATTACAAAAAGACCTCATCGATATACCTAAAAAAATCATCCATAAATATTTAAATAAAAGATGTAAGAGTTTGTTTATCGACTTAGCAAAAGACGAATGGGTGACTTCTATTTTTCTTCCAGTAGAAGATTTTGTTCTAATGAAAGGCGGTGGTCGTATAGAGTATCCAAAAAAAATGGTCTGGGAAGAAATGGATCAGTATTGGAATGACCGTATCAAAGGAACAAGAATAGAAAGAGGATAATCTAATGGCATATTCACTTCCATTAACATTCGCTGAGCAACGAAGCGATCAGCAAGCATTACAAACTAAACAACAAGATTTATATTCATCTCAAAGAATTAGTGTCAAATCTGCTCTTTCAGCAGAAAATTATCAAGTAGAAAAAGGAACTACTATATTAAAATATCCAAACAAAATGTTGGATAATAATACTGACTATGTTATATTTGGATTTTATGCTTATGACCCACCATTTGGTAGAGCAAACGGTGGAGATGGAAATATACAACCAGATTCTGGCGATGCTGGATATGATTTATATGCTAAGTCTGGTATAGGAAAGAAAAGAATCCGTGGAATGGATCCAATTCTCCTATACATGCCAGAAGATATTCAAGGTCAATACAGTGCCCAATGGCAGGGCACTGGATTTGGTGCTGCGGCAGCTGGATTAGCACGAACAGTTGGAACGGATTTTGAAGGTATTGCAACTGCTTTCAAAAGTATACCTGGAGTAGCAAAAAATGCTATGTTTAAAAAAGAAATAGACGCCATCAATAAAGTAACTGGAGCAAATATATCTTTAAAACAATTGACTGGAACTGTGTCAGGAACAATAATGAATCCAAATACAGAAATGACTTATGAAGCTCCAGAAATGAGGGGATTTACTTTACACTTTAAAATGACTCCAAGTAATGGCGTAGAATCAAAGACTATCAGAAAAATATGTAACAGATTTAAGAAAGCAATGCTTCCCAGGTTTGGTGGACAAGCTATCTTCGGAACTGTAAATAGTCCAAACCTTTTATCTATTCCAGCATTATGTCAGGTAAACTTTATGTCTGGAAACAAAATGAACGAATACTTGCCACAATATAAACTGTGTGCCATCACTGATGTTTCTATTAACTACACACCAGATGGTTCATATGCTACATATGGTGATACTTCACCTGTAGCAACAGTATTAAAAGTTACTTTCCAAGAAACCAAGCTGTTGTTCTCAGATGAAATCAACGAAGATGGAGTAAGTTTCTAATGGCATACTTTGAAAACATACCAAACATCGAATACGATACAAAACCAATTCAGTATCCTTTTTCTAAATCTGATTTTGTAGTAGCAAAAAATTTCTTCAGGAGATATCAAGTCAATCCTGATGTCTTTTCTTACTCAGTTTTCTTCAAACAATATGCTATTGAAGAAGGAGAAAGACCAGACACTTTAGCAGACAAAGCATATGGAGACCCGTTCCTTGATTGGGTTATCATACTAACAAATAACCTCGTCAATCCTTTATTTGATTGGCCTTTATCTCAGTATCAACTAAGAAAATATTGTGAATCAAATTACGATGACCCATATGGAACCATCAGACACTACGAAACATATGAAGTAATCAATGATGCTGGTAACGTTATTCTGAAAGAAGGTTTATCGGTCGATGAAACTTTTTACAACGGCACATTTAAATATTGGAATGGTGATGAAGTAGTTCAAATTCCTGGTGCTCAAGCATGTAGACCAATAACAATCTTTGAATATGAAGACCAAAAAAATGAAGAGAAAAGAGAAATCTTTTTATTAAAACCAGACTATCTTGAGTCTTTCATATCTGACTTTAGAAAAACAAATCTATATCAAAAATCAAGTGACTACATCAATACCAGACTTAAGAAGACTGGAGTATAAAAAAGAGGGGCAGATGCCCCTCAACTTTTTTAACCATTTTTTGGCGGAAAATTTTTTCTCCAGTTAATGGTTTTTGTTTTTTAATTTCAGTCTTCCTCAGCAAGACGAGCGAAGTAACTAAGAGCATCGTCATCTTCATCAGCAGAACTACTCACACCAGCAGAAACTGGTTCTTTAGCAGTAATGTCTGGAGCATTGAAAGACATGGGTTCTTCTTCTTCCTCATACTGTGCTTGACGGACAGCAGGAGAAGGAGCAGAAGAAAGTCCAAGAACAATGTTCAAACGATTCTCAAGTTCTTCATAAGTTTTGAACTCAGAAGGAGTAGTGAATGCTGCCAAAGAATACTGTTGCTTCCAGATGGATTCCATCTCTTCGTCATCAGAACTAAGAGCAGTAGGAGCAGCAAACTCAGAAGAATCGTAGTTCCAGTAACCACCAACTGTTTTGATTTTCAGTTTGAAGTTAGCACCTTCCCAGAAGTCAAAGACGTTAACAGGAGTTTCGTCTTGGAACTCGGGCTGCATGGCGGCAAGAATCTTGTCATGAATCTTCTTACCATACTTGTAGAGAAAAACTTTACCGTTGTTCTCTGGATGCTTGGGGTCATTTACAACATAAATGTTGCTGTAGTAAGAAAGCTTACGCTTACGTTGGCGAGCAATATCTTTATCAGATTCATGACCGCTGTTCCACAGCTTCTGGTTGGCAGCACAAATAGGGCACTTGTCCCCGTTAGTAGTGAGACAGTTGTCAATCAACCAACCGCCAGGACCTTGGAAAGCATGAGAATAAATCTTTGCCCAAGGAATAGACTCCCCTTCGGGAGCAGGAAGGAAACGAATAACAGCGTATCCATTTCCAGAAGCATCAAGTTCTGGCTTCCACAGACGCTCGTCGGCACCATTACTATTGGTGCTGGACTTTTCAAGTTCCTTTTGAAGGAAGTCGAAGTTGGTCTGGGATTGACGCTTCAAATCAGCAAAAGACATATGGATTACCTCGGATTTGTTTGGATTTGGCCTTTGTGACTTGTGGTCACCTACACATTATAAGGGAAACGGAGGGTCAAGTCAACCCCCCCTCCGCCTCAAGTTGGGATTTCATGACAGAGACCTTCTTAGTAAGGTCATCGAACATCTCAAGAATGTTATCGGTAGGAGATGCCCCAAGCATCACGACAGCATCTTTCATTGATTGTGCCATCTCTTGTGCTTCTGGGTCATCACTTAATGTCAACCGATGATAGAAAATCTTCTGTTTCTCAATCAATGTCTCAAGAACATTAAAGTATTCCATTTGTTTTTCAGGAGATAAAGCAGGAAATGCTACCATTGACCTCATACAAAATTGTTGAAGGTCAGACATCTCTTGAATATCACCACGAACTAATTCGGATTTAAAAAATTCAGACATATTATACAAGCATAAGTTTTGCTCTTGATGTTTTCTTAATGAAGTTTAATTTCTGGGCATCGTATTTAAGTTTTTCTTTTAATGGTTTTGAAATTAACTTAGATACTGATTCAATTTCAATTTCATTCTTCTCACAGTAGTGAACAATAGCGTCAATATAATTCATTGAGTTTTCGTATGCTATTTTTTCAACATCTTGTGAGAACCTCGCTGTTGTCATAAACTTGTCCTCCAGTTTTTCTATCATTTTTTTCTCTATACTCCTCGATGTACTCTTGTAACCTATCAAGATACTCTTTTTTGGGAGGCACAACTTCGACTTGAACGTCGCCGTTTTCACAAAGGATAATAGTAACAAGTTGCTTTACAGATAAACCATAAAGTTCTTGTAACATACAGGCATAAGCACATTCTTGAACAAAATAGTCGTAAAGATATGCCTTTTCCTTTTCCTTTGCTGATGTTTTAAAATCAATTATTGATAATTCACCATCATATTCTGCTATACAATCAACACGTCCAGCGATTTGTAAATAGTCAGAATACAGTGCCGCTTCTTGTAGGTATATATTATTTATCTTATTTAAGATTTTAGTCGAGGAGTCAAACATAATCCATGGCAAAGGTAGGTCTCTATATTTTTTAGTGTCCAACTCATTGTTGAGATAATCTTCAATGAGTTTATGAACTCTTGTTCCACGTCCAGCAGCACGATTAGAAATCGCTTGTGCTTTATCTTTACCTACCCTCGCCTTCCATTTAGCAAGACCTGCTTGCTTTCTACTATTGCTTCCAATCACGGTGGTTACAGATGGATATTTGCCCCCACTTGGTACACAATAATGTCGCTTGCCATTTATATTAACGGTGTTCAATTCAATAGGGACAATCGAACCAACGTGATTGAATGTTTTCATAATCCTAAATTAATTTTACTAATGAGATAAGATTTAACCAAACCAGACCTTACGATATCTTCAATGCCAAATTCAATGAGAGAAAACTCATCCATATTCTGGAGAATTTTTTGGAAGTCAATGATTCCAGACCTCTCGTTACTTCTTTGTAGGTCTGTTTGATTAGCATCCCCACAAAACATAATTTTAGTATCTTTACCAACACGAGTCATGATTGAATCAAGTTCGTGGAAGTTAAGATTTTGACATTCATCTACAATAACAATACAGTTATCTAATGTAGAACCACGTAAGAATGATGTGCTCCAGAAACTAACAGTTTCCTGTGCTTTTAGATTCTCATATAACATTTCAAACGAAGCATCGTCTGGCATTTCAAACATGTATTTTACCATGTTTTTATATGGAATCTGATAGAGAGAAGATTTATCTTCATGTGTTCCAGGAAGGAATCCAATCTCTCTTGTAGCAACCAACGAACGAACGATATAAACTTTATCGTATGGAGAATCTTCGTTTAATACATCACGAAGAGCTAAATAAAGAGCAACAAATGTTTTTCCTGTACCAGCACAACCATAAACAAATAAGTTCTGATCGTTTTCATACTCATCAAACATAACAGCTTGATTATCTGTTAGAGGTTCAACGTTTAGAAGATATGTATCGTTGATTGGTTTTCTTCTTTTGAGTTGCTTTGCTGACATGCCGTTAATGTCTGGTGTGAGTTTCTTACGTGCTCTGGGCATACTTTTTCTACCATTGAACTTTAGAACCAGGGGTTTTTGATACTCGATTCATAATTTCTCCCCAACCAGGATGAGTTTTATTCATCTTGTTTCTCCAATCACCGACTTCCCCAACGCCAGCGACACCTTCAGACCAATCTTTATCCCAATCAGAATTGATTAATCTCCACTGGTCATACTCTCTCATAGTCATGGAGAGTTCTTTTTTCTCTCCAGTTTTCTTATTGATTACAGGATACGTCGGCATTATTCTAACCACTCCAATGCTTTAGATACGATAGGAAATTGTTGACAAAATACTTCCTTACACTCTTTGGCAATCCTCATGTGTTCAAGTTGTGTTCCATTCTTTTCTCGTAAAGAAATGTAATGAATCCACGAACGTACTGAACCAGTCATATAGATTCTTGTAGGAGTAGCGAGAGGAAGTACAAACCGAGCACATTCTTTAGCAATATCTGCTTCAAGCATATCATCATATAGTTCTTGTGCTTCGGCAAAAAGCATTCTAATACGAGATTGAAATGCTCTTACGAGTTCAGGATCCAAATCATCAATGGAGTTTTGACGATTCTTTACATCCTGACGGCGGAGTTCTGGAACAGCAATCTCACCAGTAAGAAGATTCGTAGCAGCATAACGCTGAGAAAACTCTTGAAATGTGAAACTTCTGTGCCTCAAAATCTGAGCGGCAATCCCCCTACTTGTATTTATTTCCAGGGTCATAAATGCTTGTTCAAAAACACTCCAGTGTTCATGTTTAATACAATAAGAAAGAAGTTTTTCAACCTTCGGATTCTCCTGGTTGTTCGGGTTGCTCACTCTCGCTACGTAACCCATCGTCTTCTCTGCTTCTGGTGTCACTGTCACCAACTTCACTGACTGACTCATAGTTGTACCCAAATCCTCTTTGTGCTTTTTCGTAGTTAATAAGGTCTCGACGAAGTTTTTGAATGGTAGCATATCTTTGTTTCAGGATTTTATATTCTTCATCATTATAAAGATGTCCTTTATCTAAAGCAGCTTTTATTTGCTTCGTTAATGTTTTGTAGCTCATGGCAGTATTAAGTTTGTCCTGTACATTATAGACAAAAAAAGAGGGGTTGTCAAGACCCCTCGGATTCTAGCAAATGTTCAAACCAGTCTCGTAAATGAACAAGATAACACGACCAATATTTACAACCTCTATATGTTAATTGATAACATGCAGGTGGTCTATTGTCCTTGTCCATGTCATCATGATGATAGACATAGTGATTCATTTAATTACTTTGCGGTTTTACATTGTCCGATTTGACAAAGTGCAGCTTGATGCTTCCTTTCCTCTTTTTGTTTTTGTTCTTTAATCATTT